CAGCCGAGGGTCTGGTCTATCCCGAATTCGACCCGACGGTGCACGTGGTCAAGGCCATGCCGCCCGGCTGGGAGTCGTGGCGTCGCATCCGCTCCATCGACTTCGGATACATTCACCCGTTCGTTTGCCAGTGGTGGGCGATCGACGGCGACGGCCGGATGTACCTCTACCGCGAGGTCTACCACAGCCGTCGGACGGTGGCCGACCACGCCCGGCAGATCCTGACTCTCAGCAGCGGCGAGGCGATCGAGGCCACCGTCAGCGACCACGATGCAGAGGATCGGGCCACGCTCGCGTCGGCCAGCATCACGACGATCCCAGCGAACAAGGATCACCGGACGGGCCGCGACGCGGTGCATGAGCGGCTCAAGGTTCAGGCGGACGGCCGCCCGCGGCTGTTCATCCTCGAGGGCTGCACCGTCGAGACGGACGCTGACCTGTACCACCGCAAGCAGCCGACGACCACGCTCGCCGAGTTTGACGCCTACTGCTACCCGCCGGGACAGGACGGCAAGGCGGCCAAGGAGGAGCCGATCAAGGCCAACGACGACGGCATGGACGCGCTGCGGTACGCCATCATGCACATCGACGGGCCCAAGGCATCTCGCGGCGCATGGGTCGGCACCTCCAACCAAGCGGGTACACTGACGGGCGACGCACGTATCTGGGCCTGACCAACATGGCAAAGCGAAAGAAAACCGACGGCGTGGAATCCTCTGACCCTCGCACTGTTCCGCAGTCATGGGTGTCGGCGTCGCTGATTCCGGGCGAGACCTCGACCTCGTACAACAATCAGAACACGGGCCGCGACTACGAACTAGTCACGCGCGGCATCACGGGCACGGCATGGCGGGCGGCCAGCATCAACGCCACGGTGCTGAGCGGCCAGACTCTGCGGCTGTATCGCCGCACCGGATCGTCCGAAGGCGTGGCCGAGAAGGTGTCGGATCGCTCGCGGATCAAGTACCTCACCGGCCGCGGCGCGGTGCGTCCGCTCGTCGGCAAGTCGATGACGTACGCCGGTCGTGCGGGCGATGAAGTCGAGGAGGTGCTCGAGCATCCGGTACTCGACCTGTTGCAGAACCCGGACCCGATCTACACCGGCCCGCTCTGGATGTGGATGCTTGCGTGGTTCAAGGAGATCGCCGGGCGTGCGTACTTGTACGTGGGCGAGCGGAACAGTGCGGGCGTGCCCATCTCGGCGTACATCATGCCGAGCGAGTTCGCGTGGCCGATCCTCAGCGAGACGGGCCTTATCAGCGGGTACTACTACGGTCGCAACCGATCCTCGCCCATGCGAATCGACGCGGCTGATGTGGTCTACATGCGTCAGCACGGATCGCCGATCCACCCGGCAGGCGGCATGTCGTGGCTCTACTCGGTCATGGCGGAGACCGACATGGAGGCCGCGGCGTTGCAGTCTGAGGCTCAGCGATGGCTGAATGGCGGCATGCCCGGCATGGTGTTCCAAGCGTCGGCTACGACAACCGACGCACAGATGGCACAGATCAACAGCCACCTGCAACGATCGATCAGAGGCGTGGCGAAAGCCGGGAACTTCTTGCTGCTCCGCGACACGGAACTCAAGCAATACGGAACGAAGCCGCACGAGATGCAGTACGTCGAGGGCATCACCACGACGGAGAAGCGGATCTACGACGCGGCGGGCATCCCCGAGCCGATCTATCGACTGAACTCGGCGAACCTCGCGTCGGCAACGGTGGCGAACGCTCAGTACATGCGGTACACCATCGCGCCGCGGCTCGCGGTGCTGGCGTCGGAGTTGACCGAACTGCTGCTGCCGCAGTTTGGAATCACACCCGGCGAGATGTGGTTCGCCCACGACAACCCGGTGCTCGACGATCAGATTGCGTTGGCGGCCGAACTGCGTGCGGCCGAGTCGCAAGGATTGATCCGTCCGAATGAGTATCGCCGCGTGATGGACCTCGACGCCCTGCCGGAAGAAGTCGATGTGTTGCGGTATCGTCAGACCGACGCTCCGATGGGCGGCAGCATCTTCGGCGGCTTGCCTGCCCCGGCGAAGGCCGAGGACATGCCCGACGAGGATGTGGGCGAGGAGTCGGTGGACGTCGAGCAGCCGACCCCCGAAGTCACCCCCGAAGTCACCCCCGAAGTCACCCCCGAAGTCGAGGCGACGGAAGCACCGGCGACGGACATCGCCGCGGCTGCCCTCAACGGTGCTCAGGTGCAGGCGTTGGCATCGCTCGCATCGCAAGTGGCGACCGGACAACTCCCGCTCGATTCTGCTCGTGCGATCGCGGGCGCGGCGTTCCCGATGGTGCCTACCGATGTGCTCGACGCGGTGTTCAATCCGCTCAGAACCTTCAAGCCAGAGCCCGAGCCGACCGCGACGACGGCCGCGAAGGCGATGCGAACCAAGGCCGAGGGATACGAGCCTACCGCGGCGATGAAGGCTGAGGCCGAGCGCGGGCTCGAGTGGCGACGCGAGTACGGCCGCGGCGGCACCGAGGTCGGCGTAGCCCGTGCCCGCGACATCATGAACGGCCGCTCGCTCTCGCTCGACACGGTATATCGGATGCGGTCGTACTTCGCACGGCACGAGGTCGACAAGCAGGGCCAAGGGTGGTCGCCTGACGAGGATGGCTATCCGTCTGCCGGTCGCATCGCGTGGGCACTCTGGGGCGGCGATCCGGGAAAGCGTTGGGCTGACGCAATCGTCGAACGCGAAGAAGCCGCGGACGAGAAGTCGGCTTGCGGTTGCGCGTCGGTCAACGGTGCAAAGATGTGCGACACCAAGCCGTGCGACACGCGGCCTCGCGTCAAGGTGCCGAAGCGTTGCAAGGACACGGCGACGCTCTGGAATGACGAAGCGGGCGTGCCCGAGAACAGTGTCACGGTCTACGAGAAGTTCCGACGCGCGATGACCGAATGGCAAGCGTCGGTGTTCCCGTCGATGGTGAACGACCAAGGCAAGATCATCGCGCCGAGCGCAGCGGACATGACCAAGTTCGAGTCGATCGTTGGCGACTATCTGATGCAGACGCTTCAAGCGGGCGTGGCCCTCGGCGCAGCCAAGATCGATGTGAACGAAACAACGTGGACGACCAGCAACGAAACGGCGATGGCGTACATCCGCAACCGCGGCATGGCTCTGGCCGTCGAAGTGCCTGAGACCATGAAGGCGACGCTGCAAGCGACGATCGAACGCGAACTCGCAAGCGGCTTCACCATCACGCAGATCAAAGATCAGATTCAAGAAGTCGCACCCGAACTCGCCGGATGGCAGGCCGAGCGCATCGCACGCACCGAAACGGCCGCGGCGTTCTGCGAAGGCCAGCGACAACTCTGGGAGTCGGAAGGCATCGCGTCGAAGCAATGGCTGGTCGGCGGCGGACAGTGCCCGCTCTGCGATGAGATCGTGACCAAGTACCCCGGCGAGATTCCGATTGGCGAGGAGTTCGCCGCCGGAGTGTTCATCGGTCAAGCCCCGCCCGCCCATCCGAACTGCCGGTGCGACCTCGCGCCCGGCGTGGAGTATTTCGATGACTCGCAGCCCTGAACAGATCGTGTCGGCCATCCGACGCAACGCATGGAAAACCGGAACGCTCTCGCGGCCCGACGCCACGATCGGCATCGTCGCCGGGCGTTGGGTCCACGGCACGAAGGCCGGAGTCAAGCAAGCCGCCGGCTCGCCGATGGAAGTCGTCTGTTACGCCAACACGGCGGCGGTGGACCTCGAGGCCGAAGTGGTCGTGCCGTCCGGTCTCGATGTGACTTCCTACCTCGACAAGAACCGCAATCTGTTCGTCGATCACCAGTACGACGTGTGCTCGGCCGTCGCTACGCTGCGGCTGATGACGCTCACGCCGCAGGGTTGGATCGCTCGCGGCGTGTTCCACGACGACATGGCGAACCCGTACGTGCGTGCGTGCGTCGCTCTCGCTAAGGCGGGCACGCTCGCCATGTCGATCGGCTTCGAGGCTCTCGAGTGGGGCCCGCCGTCGCAGGCCGAGAAGGTGGCGTATCCGGGTGCCGAGTCGATCGTTCGCAAGGCTCGCATCCTCGAGATCAGTTACACCGCTTTCCCGATGAACGTGACCTGTCGCCAGATGGGAACGGCCGTCGAAGCCGCCGGAGCCAACGCCGAGAAGGCAAGGAAGTCGCTTGTCGAGGCACGGGTGCCCGCCGAGATCATGTCGCACTTCGGAGTCCAGCGGCGTGCCTTGATCGTGCGGTGACGGTATACTGATTGCGCATCCCCCTCCTTCGGGCGGCCGACCGCTGTACGTGCGACGGCCGCCTTTCAAGTGAATATCGCCTGATCGCGGCACTCGCTCCACGCTTCCCATGTTGGCAAGCGGTCGTGACCGAAGCCGTCCCCGAGCAGAGTTCATCCATCACCGCGGCACAACGCCGCCGGAGAACTCAAGTGCTCACCCGAAAGACCCTGATTGATACGCTTCGCGCGAACGGCATGACCGCCGACGCGACGCTCGACAACGTGAAGTCCTACGCCGCCGAACTCGCGGCCAAGGGCATCGACCTGCAGGACGACAACGGCAACGCCATCGACATCGACGCCATCTGGTCTCAGAAGTCGGCCATCAAGATCCCGGCCGACATGTCCGCCAAGGGCACGCAGAGCCCGCACGCGGCGATCGCTGACGCTGCGACCGATGCTGTCGGCCCGCAGCGGTTCAGCATCGGCAACGTCAACCGCAAGGCCTACGCCAACAAGATCAAGTCCGGCCGCGCCGCGTTCAGCGACGTCGATCAGGCCGAGACGTTCGGTGCGTGGGCTCGCTCCACGATCGCCGGTCAGCGTGGCTTCGAGTACGGCTCGAAGAAGGCTGATCTTGACATCGTGGGCAAGGCTCAGGTTGAGTTCAACAACCAACTCGGCGGGGCTCTGGTGCCTGCCGAGTTCCTGCCCAATCTCGTCTGGCTGACCGAGCAGTACGGAGTGGCTCGTAAGTTGGCAAACGTGGTGCCCATGAGCCGCGACGTGATGAACGTGCCCCGCAAGACGGCTCTGAATGCCATGGTCGCCGTGACCGAGGCCGGAACGATCACTGCCAACGACAACTCGTATAGCAACGTGTCCCTGACCGCGAAGAAGTACGGCAACCTGTTTCAGGTCAGCCGTGAACTGCTGGCCGACTCGGCCATCAACATCGCGGACGACATCGCTCGCAGCATCGCCGAGGCTCAGGCGATCGCGGAGGATCAGGCGTACTTCCTCGGCAACGGCTCCGGCACGTACGCCTCGCAGGTCGGCCTCATCGCCGGTCTGCCGGGCTTCGGCGGCACTGGCGGTGCGTATCCAACGGGCGAGGCGTGGTCGTCCTACGACATTGCCGACTTCACGCTGATGATGGGCCGCGTCGAGAACATCAACCCTGCTCGCCTCGCGTTCGCCTGCTCGCGTCAGTTCTTCGCGCAGGTCATGCTGAAGTTGGACAAGACCGCCAACCAGTTCAAGGAACTGACCATGGGCGGCCTCGGCGGCGACGCAACGTTCCTCGGCTACCCCGTGTTCTTCTCGCAGGTCATGCCGACGGCGAACTCTGCTGCCCCGGGCGTTTACTTCGGCGACTTCACCGGAGCGACCATGCTTGGCGATCGTCGCCAAGTCGAGATCGCCACCAGCGATCAGTTCTACTTCAACTCGGATTCGCTCGCCATCCGCGGCACCTCTCGCTTCTGCGTGAACATCCACGGCGACGGTCGCGGTACCACCTACGGCCCGATCGTCTCGCTCGTCGGCACCTAATCCCCTGACTCTCTGACACAAGGACTCTGACCATGGTTGACATTCACAACGCTCTCATCACCACGGCGTATGCCCCGGCGGCTGTGGCCTCCGCCGCGACCACGACCGGCACCGCCATCGATCTGACCACCCTCAACGGGTTCAGCGAGATCTGCTTCATCCTGACGCAGACGGCGGTGGTCGACACCGGAAACATCTTCTTCATTCGCACCTCGGACGCGTCTGGCGGCACGTACGCCGACGTGACCGGTGCGACGATCACGCTGACCAGCAACACCGCTGGCACCTACCTCATTTCGATCCGCCTCAACAACCCCAACCTCCAGCGGTTCGTTCGCGTGTCCTACACCACGGCGACCGCGACTTCTCGCACCGTGTCTGTCGTCGCTGTTGGTCTGAACCCCAGCAACGGCGTCCGCGGTTCGACCGAGGCCGCTCGTGCAACTTCGGGTGGCCTCGTCGCTCGTGCTCTGATCTGATTCGTTCGCTCACACAACCCGCTCCGATCGGCTACCGCCGGTCGAGCGGATTCCATGGCCTCCCTCATCTCGATCGCCGAATACAAGGTCTGGGCGGGCATCAGCGGAACCGCTCAGGACGCACTGCTGACGGTGCTGGTCGATGCCGTGTCGATGGAAGTGCGTCGCATGTGTGACCGCAACCTGACCAACGGCTTCGAGTCCGTGAGCCGCACTGAGCGGTACAGCGGTACCGGCGAGCAAACGATCCAACTGACGGAGTGGCCCGTCGCCAGCGTCACCAGCGTCACGGTCTACACCGCGGGCGGCACGGCCGATGTGCTCGACTCGGGCACGTATCGCGTGAACGGAGATTCGGGCGTGCTCTCGCGTATCGACCCGGTGCGGGCGCGGTTCCCAGTCACCGCGTTCGGCAGCGTCGAGGCGACGTTCTCGACCCAGCCATGGTTCGAGGAGGGATTCGACAACGTGCAGGTGGTGTACACCGGCGGGTACGCGACGATCCCGGCCGACCTCAAGATGGCTTGCTACCGCCTGACTGATCTTGCGTATTCGGCTCGCGGCCGCAACTTCAATCTCGCCAGCGAATCGCTCGGACAGTATTCCTACTCGAATCAAGATCCGAAGGCGACGATGTCGATCAAGGCTGATCTACTGGCGGCCTACACCGCGATGGGAGCCTGACGCATGGCGACGACACCGTGGCACCTGTTCCGCTCGACGCTCGAGGTCTGGACGAACGTTTGGACGACGAACGCCAGCGGCACGCCGCAAGGCAACTCCGGTGCAACGCTCACGCATTCGGTGCAGTGTTGGATTCAACCGACATCGGCGAGCGACGCTCTGATCTACGGCCGCGACGGAACGACTCAGATGTGGGACGTGTTCTGCGCTCCGGTAACAACCTCGGGATCAGCGTGGGATTGTTCGCCGCGAGACAAGATCCTCATCGACGGCGTTCGATACAAGGCAATGGGCAAGCCGCGCGACATGGTGTCGCTCGGCGTGGTCAAGGTGTTCTCCGTGGAGATCGAGAACAACTAGTGCGTGCGGGACAGGTACAACTTCTGATGGACCCGGCACGATTCCGCGGCACCGTGCAGGCGGCTGTCAATCGTGGCATCACGCAGTCGGCCGCGTTCCTCGTCCAATACATCAAGGTGAACATGAGCCGGCGCGGCGTGACCAGTACGCCGGGCAATCCGCCAGCGATCCAGACCGGCAACCTCTCGCGTTCAATATCAAAGACGCCGACGCAGAACGGCACGACGTTCGTGCATACGAGCGGCGTGGAGTACGCTCCGATCCTCGAGTACGGCGGAACGATCAAGCCTGTAGCAAAGCAATACCTGACAATTCCGATCGGCCGAGAAGGCAGACGGATTCGCAAGGAAGCCAAGGGCTCGCTAGAGAACTCGCCGCGAGATATGTTCTTCTACAAGTCGAAGCGCGGCAACTTGCTGCTCATGGAGCGACACGGCAAACGGAACAAGGCCACGCCTCGCTTCGTGCTCAAGCGATCGGTCTACATTCGAGCCCGGCCGTTCATGCGCCCGCCGCTTCAGAACAAGATGGTGCGTGCCGAGATCATCCGACACTTCCTCGAGGCGTCCACTCGCCAGTTTGTCGCCCTGACCAAGTGAAGCCATGCTGAACGCCGCTATCAATCAAGCCATCTACGACCGCATCAAGGCCGACACCGGAGCCAGCGGGCTGTACGCCTCGGGTGCATGGAACATCATTAGCGGAGCCTACAGCGTGT